TATGGCTGCAATTGTTACAGACCAATTTAGAATTTTAAACGCCAAAAACTTTGTCGATTCTATTCAAAATGCTGACGGTTCTTATTATGTTTTTTTGAGTCTTCCGAACCCTGTGGGTGTTGGTATTGGTAGATCTACTACATGGGATTCTAGTATTCCTAGTCCAAAGGATGATTTTAATCATTTAAATCATGTCAGAAATACAATTATATTTGGTAGAAAAATATCACCTAATAATGTACGAAGGGTAATAAGAAAAGTTGAATGGAAACAGGGAACAATCTATGAAATGTATCGACATGATTATAGCGTCAATAATCAGTCACCACAAACAAATTCATCTAGATTATATGATGCGAATTATTATGTAATTAATAAAGATTATAGAGTTTACATATGTATTGATAATGGTTCTAGTGCTGTTAAAACAACTGGAAATTTTTCTCAAGATGAACCTACTTTTATAGATCTTGAACCATCTAGAGCAGGGGAAAGTGGGGATGGATATATTTGGAAATATCTATTTACAGTATCTCCAAGTGATATTATTAAATTTGATTCTGTAGAATATATACCAATTCCAAATAATTGGGAAACATCAACGGATGCACAAATACAAGCTGTTCGTGAAAATGCAAATTCACATATAAATGGTAACCAAATAAAAAAATCTATATTCAAAATCAAGGATCAGGATATAATACCACGAATGCTGAGCTCGATATATTAGGAGATGGTACTGGTGGAAAGGTGATTGTTAATGTTGATGGCGGCAAAATAACAGAAGCAATTGTATCATCAGGTGGTAAAAATTATACTTATGGAAGAGTTGATTTATCTTCAATTAATTCTGGAGCAACTGAATTTGCAAATTTAATTCCAATAATCCCCCCCTCAAAAGGGCATGGATATGATCCTTATTCAGAATTAGGATCTGAAAGAGTTCTTATATATTCTAGATTTGATGATTCAACTAAAGATTTTCCAGTAGATACAAAATTTGCTCAGATTGGAATTATTAAAGATCCAATAATTTATGGGTCTGATACAACAGTATTTACTGATGGTGAATTTTCTGGTCTTTCTGCATTGAAATTATCTGCAGTAGCGAATGAAACTGATGCTATACCCGGAAATAAAATATATCAATCTGTTCCAGGCATTGGGACAGCCGTTGGTTATATTGCATCATATGATGCGGAAACAAAAGTTTTAAAGTATTTTACAGATAGATCATTATACTTTAATTCTACAACTCAAGATCAAAAAGACTCTTTTAATGTTGTTAACGAGTCTACTATTATTGGTTTTGATCCTTTTGGTGGAACTATAACCTCGGAAAATAATTTTAGTTGTACAATTGATGCGAATTTTTCGGGTATTACCACTTCAGTTTCTTCGTCTAAAATAGTTAATTTATCATCAAAATTTACAAATGGAATCGCACCTTCAGAGATAAATAAATCAAGCGGAACTATTCTTTATTTGGATAATAGACCAATAGTTACAAGAAATCCCAGACAAAAAGAAGACATTAAAATCATACTGGAATTCTAAACATGTCCCAAAAAACAGATTTAAATATATCACCATATTTTGATGACTTTGATCGGTCAAAAAATTTTTATAGGGTATTGTTTAAGCCGGGATTTCCAGTTCAATCTAGGGAATTAATTACATTACAGTCTATACTTCAAAATCAAATAGAATTATTTGGATCACACTTTTTCAAAGAAGGATCCATAGTTATTCCGGGAAATACGACATATGATCCAAATTATTATGCGGTACAGATTAATGATTCGCACTTAGGTATTGATATTGGAGTATATTTAAATAACTTAATTGGAAAGAAAATTAAAGGTCAAAATTCACAAATTACAGCTATTGTAAAAAACGTTTTAACGAAGAATCAATCGTCAAAAGAAAATTATACTTTATATGTTAAATATCTGACTTCTGATGTTAATTTTAATGTCAGTCAATTTACTGATGGGGAAACTTTAATAAGTTTAGATACATTTAAT